GTTGAAGCGGCAAATCATCTTGCGGTACTCACAAATAATCAAAAAGATTTAGATACATGGACGAATATTTGCACAGGTGTATTTGCAACATTTGGAGATTCGTTACCAATTGAGGGGCTTACAGAAGCGGCGAATGAGACGGCAAAAGTTGGTCAGGTTACAGGACCTCTTGCAGATGCGCTGAATTGGGCAGGTGTTTCTGAAGATGAATTTAATAAGAAACTTGCGACGTGTTCAACGGAGCAGGAAAGACAAAAACTTATTATGGATACTTTGAACAAGACATATAAGGATGCTTCCAACACCTACAAGGAAACAAATAAAGATGTTATTGAATCGGAAAAAGCAAACCAACGATTTACAAATGTAATGGCAAATGTAGGGGCAATAGTAGAACCTGTTTTGAATAAATTAAAGAATTCATTTGCGAATGTAGTGGAAGGAATAATGCCTATGGTTGAACAGGCAATACCAATGATTGTGGCAGGGCTGGAACAGTTGATACCCTTTGTGTCTCAATTTGCAGAAACGATAATACCGGTCGTGATGAACACGGTAAGTCAGCTTCTGCCCGTATTTATAAATTTAGCAACTTCTGTTCTTCCGCTGATTGCGCAGGCAATCATGGCCATAATGCCAACAATTCAACAGTTAATTCCGGTAATTACACAACTGCTGACATCCATACTGCCGGTTGTAACTCAGATACTGCAGCAGTTATTGCCACCACTTATGCAGATTGTACAGATGGTGTTGCCGGTTATTGTTCAGTTAATTCAGGCGTTACTTCCGGTACTGACACCATTGTTTGACGTGTTGCAACCTGTTATGACCTGCATAATGACAATACTTCAGCCGCTAATTCAGTTGGTTACGGCAATATTGCCACCAATTATTACATTTATACAAACGGTTGCTACGGTTTTATCTACTGTTTTAGTACCGGTGATAAACGTAATTTCCAATATTCTTGGTGTAATATTACCGCCAATTATATCGGCGCTTGGTACGGTTATCAACGCAGTTGTAACGGTATTTACGGCTGCATTTAATGCGATTAAGACGGTATGGGAAGCGTTAGCACCTGTGTTTAGTGCAATATGGAACAAAATTAAGGTTGTGTTTGGACCGGTGGCTGCCTTTTTCAAAAAATGTTTTGGTGCCGCATTTACTGCTATCAAAACAGTGTTTGGTGTGCTGGTTTCCGTGTTTCGTGGAATATGGAATGGAATCAAAGCGGTCTTTAGTCCGGTTATATCGTTCTTTGGAAAGATATTTAAAGGTGCGTGGAATGGAATTAAGTCTGCATTTAGTGCGACCGTAGGATTCTTCAAAACCTTGTGGAGTTCAATTAAATCGGTATTCAGTGGCGTAGGCAGTTTCTTTTCCAGCGTGTTTGGAGTGATTGGTGATATTTTGAAGGCTCCGATTAACCTGATTATCAAAGGTTTGAACTTTTTAATTAATGGTATTAACAAAATTTCATTTGATGTTCCGGATTGGGTACCGGTTATCGGAGGTGGAAAGTTTGGCTTTGACATTCCAACGATACCAGAGTTAGAGGAAGGCGGCGTCCTGGAAAGAGGTCAGGTCGGATTGCTGGAAGGTAATGGATCTGAAGCGGTTGTCCCACTCGAAAAAAATACCGGATGGTTGGACCAGATTGCGTTAAGATTGGCAAAACTGAATCCGAGCAGTTCGGATGGGGAGTCTGTCCAGAAGTTGGATGCTATTATTACTCTGCTTCAAGAAATGGCAGGAACGAATCGAATTGAAGAGATTCAGAAAGCACTTGCCGGGACTGATATTTCATGGAATAAAAGAGAGATTGGAAGGCTGGTGAAATCATTTGCTTGATTGTATTAAATATGTCAACTCATTTGGCGACACAATTGAATTTAATAAACTGCCATATATGCTCCAATCATCTGATTTGAAGGACTACAAATGGTCGTATAGTACAAAAAACGAATACAATCCAAAGATATATTCGTTCAGTCGAAATATGGTTGAAAAGAAAGTGCAGATTGCGGTGATTGCTTCTACGAAGAAAAAGTATGATGAATACTGCAATAGACTTTTGGAGGTCTTTGAAAAAGATATTTATGCTGTAAAGAAGGGCAAGTTGATCGTCAATGATGATTACTACATGGAAGGTTATTTTGTCCAGAAGCAAATTAAAGATTGGTATGCATCCAAAGTGATAATGAACGAATTCGTATTTGTCAGTGAGACCGGAAAATGGATGAAAGATGTGTATAAGGTGTTTGGTTCATCATATACGCCAATATTTTCAGAAGATAATCCGGATGTCGGTTTTTGCCCGAATGATTTTCCTTTTGATTTTGCACCGGCATCCGATGCAAACAAACTGGTGAGTGACAGTTTCGTTCCATTTGATTTTGAAATCGTATTTCATGGAGCATGTGAGGACCCTACGTTGATTGCAGGTGGCAAGGTTTATCGTGTATATACTGCGTTGGAAGAAGGCGAATATTTGACCATTAACAGCATAGAAAAAACGATTGTAAAAACAAAGGCAAATGGTGAAAAGGTAAACGAATTTTCAAGACGTGACAGAGAAAATTATATCTTTGAAAAAATGCCGGCGACAGATGGCAGAACATTGATGCAGTGGCAGGAAGGTTGTATTGTTTCTGTTCGTTCTTTTACGGAAAGGAGTGAGCCAAAATGGATTTGATATATGCGGACGAGAATCGGATTGACCTTGGAGTGCTGCAGGATTATAAGTTTGACCTTGCGTATGGTGAAAGTGAAAATGACTTTGAGTGCATGGTTTTGCTTGATAACAACCCATGTCAGCAGGATTATATTCTCTATATTGAAGGTACGGAATACGGAGGGATTATTGATAGTATAGCGCCGGACCCGGATAATAATAAGCTGGCTTATAAGGGAAGAACATGGCACGGAGTGCTAAACAGTAAAGTATTAGAGCCGGATGCCGGGTATGATTATCTGATGGTATATGGCGATGCAAATGAGGTTGTTCTGGAACTTATCGAGAGAATGAATCTTACAGATACATTTTTCGTTAGTGGTGATTTGTCTGGCATTGAAGTTAGAAATTATCAATTTCGCTATGAAAATGGATATGATGGAATACGGAAAATGCTTCAATCGTATCATGCAAAACTGTGTATGAAATGGCAGGGTAATAAAGTATTGCTTTGGTGTGAATTGCTTTGCGATTATTCGATTGATGAAGAATTTGATACATCGCAGGTTTCTTTTTCGATGCAGAAAAACTTTAATTTATGCAATCATATAATCTGTCTTGGGCAGGGTGATTTGAAAGATAGGCATGTGATACATATTTTTTCGAATGAAAACGGTGGTATTTTACCATATGCTTTGACGGATAATCCAATGCAAGATAGTGATTACATCCTTGATAAGAGAAATCAATCGTTGTTTGGCAGTGCAGAGATTGCGGAAACGTATGACTTTAGTTCAGCGGAAACGATTGAAAATTACCTGCCACTGCCAAATAAGCCTCCGGACTGGAAACAAGATTATACGAAGTATTTTCAAATTTCAGATGGAAGTTATAAGGAGATTGAGAGGAATCTTCAGGATGTGTATGTGTTGCAGACGGTGCAGCCGTGGAACTGGAACTCAAATTACAAAGACTACTTTTATTTATCAAATGGTGAATACAATAACGTGGAAAGTGAGTCAAAAACGACTTATGTACTGTTGACAAAACAACCATCTGACTGGGCGGCTAATTACAAGGACTATTTTGAAGTCAAGGAAAATGAGTATGCTGCCGTTGACAGTGTGACTGTTGAAACATATAAGAAACAGACAAAACAGCCAAACGACTGGAATAAAAATTATGGTAATTATTATGTTACAGATGGTATTGATTACAGTCAATGTTCTGCAGACTCAAAGGAAGTTTATAATTTGCAGGTGCGTCAGCCATCCGATTGGAAACATACATATAAAGACACTTATTGTATTTATTTTAATGGTAAATATGTAAAATGTGGAGATTTAGCCATTTATAAAAAGAAAGCACCTAAGTGGCGGAAAAATACGTTTTATAACAAAGGAAGCAAGGAAGTACCACCCAAATGGAACGCTCAGGACAGATATACCAAAGAAACCAAGGTTGTGGCACCGAACTGGAAAGCAAATAAATATTATATGAAGGTAGTTACCGATTTTCCAACGTGGACGCAAAACAAATATTATACGTGCCAAAAGGATGTTGATGTTGGTGTTGAATTTGCACCGAATTCTTATTATGAAAAGGTACTGGACCATTATAAAACAATGGTTGACGGTGCGATTGAACGGTTTGCAGAGTATTACGCTTCGGACGAATTGGAAATCTCACTGGATACGGAAAAAATGTATGATATAGGTGATATTGTCGGAGCGTTTGAAAACAACACGGGAATATTTGTTGCGCAGCCAATCACGAAAAAGATTGTAACCATTGAAAGAGATAAAGAATCAATAAGATATGAGGTGAAGAAAAATGGCAGTTAATATTGTAACAGGGCGGACCGGTACAGAACATATCACGTCAGATGATTTCCGGGCAATGAATGCTTCTGTTTTTGGAACGGGGAAATATGTTTTTGATTATGGTCAAAAATTTGCTGCAACGATTGTTACAAATAATCAAATTAGAATCCGGGACGGAATGTGCATGAACCAGGGAACGCAGATGGGAGTCGAGCTAACGGATTATGTGGATGTAGCAATTGAAAATGGCATTAGTGGTTTAAATAGGAATGACCTGATTGTTATGCGATATGAAAGAAATGCAGACACATCGATTGAAAAGGCATCCTTAGTAGCTATCAAAGGTACATCCGGAAGCGTTGGGGAAGACCCAGAATATAACACCGGCAATATTTTAGATGGTGGCGATTTGATAGATGATATGCCGCTGTTCAGGGTGAAAATTGAATCATTAACTATTACGGCAGTAGAACCGATGTTTACTGTTTTTGATTCTGACATTAGAAAAAAATTAGCAGAATTATCAAATGTTGACAATACAGCTGACGCAGATAAAACAGTAAATATTGCAAAGAAACTTTCTAATGAAAAAGCAATTGGAAGTGCCAAAAGACCGGTATATTTCAATGAAGATGGTGTTCCGGTGGCGGGAACTTATACATTGGGGGATGCATGTCAGAAGTCATTGGGAGTAGTTAATACCGGAGATACCGGCTTAGTAACTGGTGGTCAGGTAGCGGCGTCAATTGGTGTTAAGGGAAACTATGAAGAAAAAACATGGACACCCTCAATTTCTCATTATTATGGTGATAAGAAATACGCAAATATTTTCAGCTATGGTGAATATAAAAAGGTTGGCAATATAGTTCATATTAAAGGCATGCTTGAATTGCAGAGTGAAACACCTAGTATTAGTGAGTTTTGCCTGAAAGATTTGCCATACAACCCAATAGGATATATCAGCAAGGAAATACGTGAAATATATGCCGGTCATGTCATGATAGGCGGTACTTCGGCAACGAAGGTTACAAGTGGCACAGGCTATCTTAATGTGATATTACCGAAAGCCAAGCAGATTTCGATGGTTTACATAGATTTGATTTATTGGATTTGATTAATGGAAAGGAATGGTGAGATGATGGAAATTAAGGAAGAAAAGACGGTTGATATGCTTACGAACCAATCAGTTAGCATTTTAACTCAAAAGTTTATTGAAATTAATGGAGTGAGATCACAGATTGGCGATGGACATAGATGTGCCTATGTTAATTCTGAAACTGGAAGAAGTGATTTGCAGGGGACGGAACCGGAAGAAATTGTTAATGCGGTGTTTGCAATCTGGGGAGAATCTCCAACGGTTGTGGATGAATTGGAAAAATAAGAAAAGGGGGACTAAAGAATGAAACAGATGATTTGTACGATTTGCGGGTTGATTGGAAGTAGTGTGGCAGCGTTCTTTGGAGGATGGACTTCCGGAATGACAACGCTTCTTATTCTCATGTGCATAGATTATGTTACGGGTCTTATGGTTGCTGGAATTTTTAAAAAGAGCAAAAAAACAGAGAGTGGTGCGCTAGAATCTCATGCGGGGTGGAAAGGATTATGCCGGAAAGGTGTTACCTTACTTATTGTATTGGTGGCTTGTCGGCTGGATATGACAATTGGGACTACATTTATAAAAGATGCTACGGTGATTGGTTTTATTGTTAATGAGACGATTAGTCTAATCGAAAACGCTGGTTTGATGGGAGTTCCCATTCCAAAAGCAATTGAAAAGGGGGTTGATGTGTTGAAAAACAAAGCGGAACTAGATGAGTAA